TTTCCGGCGACAAACTATACCGCATAGATTCATCGTGGAACGTGACCGTCAAAGGAACTGTATCTGGGACCGGCCCTGTCAGCATGGTCGATAACGGAACGCAGCTATTTATCGCCTGTAATGGTCCGAGCTATATCTACAATCTGACCACGGATGTCTTTGCACAGATAACAGACGCCGATTTCCCCGGCGCGGTTACGGTCGGTTATCTGGATGGTTATTTTGTCTTTACTGAGCCGAACAGCCAAAGATTCTGGGTCACATCCTTGTTGGATGGTCTTTCGGTAGACCCTCTGGATTTTGCCAGCGCTGAAGGATCTCCAGATGGGCTCGTATCTCTTATCGTGGATCATCGCGAAGTCTGGCTCTTCGGCACAAACTCGGTCGAGGTCTGGTATAACGCAGGGCTACAAGATTTTCCGCTGGCGCGTATTCAGGGCGCGTTCAACGAATTGGGCTGCGCCGCGACATATTCTGTCGCAAAGTTGGACAATGGGCTTTTCTGGCTTGGCGCGGACGCACGCGGTAAAGGAATTGTCTATAGATCGGATGGCTACACGGGTAAACGTGTCAGCACGCACGCCGTTGAGTGGCACATCCAGCAATACTCCGATATATCGGACGCAATAGGCTATACATATCAGCAGGATGGGCATTCTTTTTATGTTCTGATATTCCCGACCGCCAACACCACTTGGGTTTATGATGTGGCGACCGGCGCATGGCATGAGCGCGCTGGGTGGGAATATGAACAATTCACGCGTCACCGTAGTAACTGTCAGATGGCGTTTAACGGTGAGATTGTAGTTGGAGACTATCAAAACGGCAATATCTATGCTTTTGATATGGAAGACTATACGGACAATGGGAGCATACAAAAATGGCTTCGTCGTTGGCGTGCGCTTCCGGTAGGACAAAATGATCTTAAGCGCACGACGCAGCATAGTCTGCAACTCGACTGTGAGACTGGCGTCGGGTTAGATGGCTATGATTATGATACCATCATTGTAGATCTTTTGGCGTCTGAATCAGGCCCTTTAATAACGACTGAAACCGGCGATAACATCCTTTTAGATTTTAGCGTTACGGTAGGCGCTAACCCACAGGTCATGCTTCGTTGGTCTGATGATGGCGGTCACACATGGTCCAGCGAACATTGGAAGTCTATGGGTAAGATAGGCCGTTACGGATTCAGAACGATCTGGCGACGGCTGGGTATGACTTTGAAAATCCGTGATCGGGTATATGAAGTGTCAGGGACGGACCCAGTCAAAATCGCCATCATGGGCGCGGAACTTATTCTGAGTAATACGAATGCCTAACGAGCAACTTAACATTACTCAGATACCAGCTCTGCGGGTTCCTATTATCGATCCCAGAACAGGGTTGATCTCGCGCGAATGGTATTTGTTCTTTTTTAGTCTGTTCAATCTAAGCGGCGCAGGCAGCAATCCCATATCGCTGACAGATTTGCAGGTCGGCCCGGCCGATTCTATCCTGTCGACACAGCAAGCTCTCGTCGATTCAGCTCTTCAGGCACTTAACGTAACGCCGAACGAACCGGGCTGGTCTTCCGCGCAAGCGTCTGTTGAAAACGCTCTTCAGGCACTTAATGTAGCACCGGGCGACCCAAATTGGTCCTCGGCGCAAGCCTCTGTTGAAAATTCTCTTCAGGCTCTTGGCGTAGCGCCGCCCAGCGCTGAATGGCTTTCGCAGCAGATGTCCGTATTTAACGGGCTCGACGCTCTTGCCGTTGCTCCGGCTTATACTCCGCAAGTTCCTGACATGCGCTATGGGGTGTTTTCGGACACGACCACGCAGACGGCGGCGGCAATAAACACGGCTTATGCGGTCACGTTTAACACAACTGATCTATCTAATGGAGTTTATATCGGTTCGCCAACATCTCGTGTATATGTAGACAGATTGGGGATATATAATTTTCAATTTTCGGCTCAATTGGATCAATCGTCGGCCAGCGCCCACGATGTCTACATATGGGCTGACATTAATGGCACGACACAGCCAAACACCGGCACAAAAATAACCCTCGTCGGCAGCAGCGCCGCCGCCGTTGCAGCGTGGAATTTTGTGTTTAGGCTCAACGCAGGTGATTATTTCAGGCTTATGTGGTCTACTTCCAATACAACATGTCAAATATCGGCGGCTGCGGCTGTTCCTCCTGTCCCAGCCATCCCGTCTGTTATTTTGTCTGTGACCGATAACATAGGAATTACACGCTAATGGCTAATCTCGGCCCAGCCCCCAAAGCACAGTTTCTTACCGCTGCCGGACAGCCTCTTGTTGGCGGTAAGGTGTATACCTACGCGGCGGGGACCACTACGCCGTTGGCGACGTATACTGATTCTAATGCGGCGTCGGCTAATCCCAACCCTATAATTCTGGACGGCCGTGGCGAATGCAATATCTGGTTTTCGCCTGCGTCAGCCTACAAGATCAAATTGACGGATTCGAACGACGTAGAGATCTATGTCGTTGATAATATTACGAGCGCCGGATATATTTCTGGCGGATCCATAATTAATAGCTCTATCGTAAACGGAACTATCTCCGGCTCTGCTATCTCCGGCGCGGCTATCTCCGGGGGGTCTATAAACGGCGCTATCATCGGCGCTACGACGCCCACGACCGCTACGTTTACTACCTTTTCCGGCTCTTGGGCGTCGCTGCCCGCCGGCACGCGCATGTTGTTCGTCCAGACATCTGCGCCGACAGGCTGGGTAAAATCAACGGCAGACGATAATAAAGCGTTGCGCATTGTATCAGGAACGGCTGGAACTGGCGGTTCTGTCGCGTTTACGACTGCGTTCGCATCGCAATCTATCTCAGGGACCGTAGGCCCACACGCTCTTACAACCGCCGAGATACCCGCGCATACGCATACGTTTTCGTCTGTCGGGCTTATTGCTGGCGGAGCTATCGCGTCGGGCTCCGGTTTCACGACCACATCAATCAGCGGCACAACATCGTCATCGGGTAGCGGAGATCCGCACACGCACAGTCTATCGGCTTCGTCTATCAATCTGGCGGTTCAGTATGTAGACGCCATCATAGCGGTGAAGAGCTGATGGAACTGAAAAACGGAACCTTCTGCCCGCTCATAAAAAAAGATTGCGTGCAATTAAAATGCGCGTGGTTTACATTACTGCGCGGAACGAACCCGAACACAGGCAAGGAAGTAGACGAGTGGATGTGCGCCGTTACTGCTCTGCCCATGCTTCAGATTGAAGTCGCCAAGGAAGTCCGTCAGGGCGCGGCGGCCACTGAGTCATTCCGAAATGAAGTTGTGTCTATAAATCAACAGGCTATGATAGATTCTATCAGCCTTAAACGTCTATCATAGGGTGCGCCATGACCGTTACACCTACTAATATAATCCCATCAAAGATTGCAGAAAATACGCAGACGACACAATATACGTCGACTGGCGTGACTACGATCATCGACAAATTCACCGCGACGAATTACAGCGCGGCCTCGGCGACGATCAGCGTCAATCTTGTGACTGTGGCAGGCTCAGCCGGTGACGCAAACCTGATCGTTAAAACCAAGACGCTTCAGCCAAGCGAATGTTATACGTTCCCTGAGATTGTCGGGCATATTCTGTCTAATGGCAGCTTTATCTCGACTATTGCCAGCGCGTCTACATCCATAAATATCCGCGCTAGCGGACGCGTGGTGACGTAATGACGACGCGGATAGTTCAGGATCGCGCGACCGCCCTCAGAATTGGCTACGTCGCGACAGACTGGAATTATCCGATCTCGTTCGAAGAACATGTCGAACGGGCAAAGGATTGGAATGTAGACCTTATCGAGCGCGACGGGCAACCGATAGGCGCTATGTTCGAGAAAGACGGCGAAGTCCATTGTTCCATACTGCCCGAGTGGCGGCGTAAATGGCTGACAAGAGGACTTTTAAGGCAGATAATTGACCGTCCGGGTTTTTATACGCGGGTGGACGATGGCCACGACCATATGTATGGTATTTTTGACCGCCTCGGCATGAAGCGTCGCCCGGACGGCACGGTAGGAAGGATCTGACGATGGGTTGGGGTAAGGCCGCAGAGGCGCAGAATCAAGCCACTCAGATGTCTATGATGATGCAGGCGTTGCAGGCTCAGCAGGCTCAGCAGGCATTGCAGCGTGGGCAGGAGCAGGCGACAGCGGCGTATCAGCCCTACTCGCAATTTGGTGAGGAAGCGACCAATCGACTGGCCGTTCTCATGGGGCTGCGTCCGGGCGAAGAGTCCGGCGCGCTTATGCAACAGCCGACGATCAACCAGCTCCAGATGGACCCCGGGTATGCTTTCCGCGAACAGCAGGGAATGCAGGCGGTCAATCGCACGGCGGCGGCGCAGGCAGGGCTTCAGTCCGGCGCGGCGTTGAAAGCAGCGCAGCGATTCGGGCAGGATCTGGCCAGTCAGGAATATGGTAACGCCTATAACCGGTTCATGGCCAACCGCGCCAATCAGATCGCGTTGCTTCAGGGCGGCCAGCAAACTGGATTTGGCGCTGCGCAGGGCGTTGGTAACGCCGCCATCGGCACAGGAACCAATCTGGCGAATGTTTATGGTGGTCTAGGACAGGCTCTTGGTCAAGGTTACGCAAATATCGGCGCAGCCAACGCCAGCGCTTATATGGCCCCGACGAATCTTTTGGCGCAGGCGCTTGGCCAAGGCATTCAGGCCGCCGGCTACGCTTACGGACGGAGATAATAATGCCCGTTCAATACACGCCGATCCCTGAACTTCAGGTTCCGAACGTCAACTTTCTCGGCGCTATGGCGCAGGGCGAGGCTGCGCGGCTGGCTGAGTTGCAGGCGGCCAAAACCGCGCAGGCGATGGAGCTGGCAGGTCAGAAAGATATTCGAGAAGCCGAGAAGCTCCGGTCTGAACAGTCTATCAAAGATTTCGAACTGGCGTCCAAGAAATACGATGCGTTAATTAATATGGCCCCACGGCTCAATCCGGGAAACTATGGCGCTTGGTATAAGCAGGTCACAGAAACATTTCCTCTGGCTGCTGCGACGCTACCGACGCAATACGATCCGGAAGCCGTCAAAATGGTGGCTATGCAGGGATCGGATCTTAAACCGCAGGTTCTGCAACAGCACTTCGGCGACACGTCGCGGTTTATGCGTATCGGTCCTACTGGCGCGGCTGAAGTCGTGCCGGGAACGGAAGTGACTGCCCTTCGCAAGCCAGAGATAAAAGAGATCGGCGGCGAATTATATTCAGTAACGCCCGAGGGCGCGACGCCGCTACCGCTTCTCCCAGCGGGCCGTGGTCAGGCCGGCGCTTTTACAGGCGGCGATCTGACAACGTCGCTTATCAAACAGCGCGAAGGATTTATTGAAAAACCGAAATACGACGTGAATGCATACCGCGCTGGGTATGGCAGTGACACTGTGACGTTGCCGGATGGCACGGTCCAGAAAGTAACCCCCGGTATGCGCGTCTCTCGCGAAGACGCCGAGCGCGATCTTCAGCGGCGTATCCAGACCGAGTTCGTGCCGAAGGCTGCGGCCAAGGTTGGCGAAGACGTGTGGGCTACGCTGCCCGAAAATACACGAGCGGCGCTGACTTCAGTCGCCTATAACTATGGGACGGTTCCCAGCCGTATCGTCCCGGCTGTGCAGTCCGGCAATCCTGAGACTATCGCGCGAGCCATCGAGAGTTTGGCCGGCGACAATAAAGGCATCAACGCCGGGCGGCGTATGCAGGAGGCCAATATCGCTCGCGGCACGGGTATGCCCGGCTCGCGCGCTGTGCCGGCGTTTGCAGCGGCGGGCGCTCCGACGTTCATGGGCGGCCCAGAAATCCAGCCGCCGATCAATATGATGGCCCCGCCAGTTGCGCCTGTGAACGCTATGGTTGCGCCGCAACCTGCCGCCGCTATGCCGACATCGCCCGCACCGCCGCCGCCGATGCAGCCGCTTACGGTCGGCACCAAAACGCAGGTTAAAGGCCAGAGCAACGTCGAAACGACGCTCGGCAAGATGATGGACAAATACAACAAGCTCGATCAGTTGGAGGCTATCCCCAGCTCTTCGCGCGGTGCGTTGGCAAACATCGCCGCTTATGCTGCTGGCACGACCGTCGGGCAGGAAGTTGAGAAGGCTCGCGCGACGCCCGCTCAGCAGCAGCGTAACGAGTTGAAGGCGCTTCGTCGGTCGCTTCTGAAAGACATTATGGCCGCTACGGGCGCGTCAGCTAAAGAACTCGACTCTAATTTTGAGTTGAAAAGTATGCTGGAGTCGCTGTCTGACGAGACTATGGACATTGATTCCGTCCGTCGTATTATAGCTGATCTTTCAGCGCGCTACGGTCGTGGCGGCGTCTCTGCGCCAGAAGAAGCCGCGCCGGCTGCGCCAGCCGCTGCGGCAGAGCCGCGCGTTATTGATTTCAGCCAGCTTCCCAAGAGGCGCTAATGGACGTTCGGCTTCCTGACGGCACGATTGTAAAAAATGTGCCGGAAGACATAACGCA